TATTGATACTTACACAACTAAAATCCATAAACTATACGAGGGAAAGAAATGACAAATGAACCAATGGAAATAAATGTTTTCTATGAAAGAACAACGGATAAAGCTGTTCTAGTGAAGAATTCAATGGGAAGAAAAGCTTGGATTGCAAAGAAGATGATCAAAGATAAAGATCCAATTAAAGGTGAAGTTGATAAGTTTAGGATTACTATTCCGGAATGGTTATATGATAAATTGGATTGGGTTTAAAATGAGTGATCTCCAATACCATATAGAAGCACATCAAGAACAAACCCGCCTTTCTAGTGTGGAATTGAGTAAGTTGTTTATGGATTTTGGATTTTGGTATTCAGAAAACTACGGAATAAGAAAGGTTTATAATAACAACAAAAACAAGATTGTAAAAGAGCCAGTAATTGAAGAAACTTATTTAATAAAAAAGGATGATTATGCCAAACAATAATGATTATAAATTTTTAAATCTGATGAATGGAAGATTAAAGAAATAACCGCACAAGATCAGCTTCCGGAATGGATCAAATAAAATAATCTTGCCATTAGTTGTAATTTTGTTACCATTGCTATATGGGCGAGTACAGCAAAGAAGATAGAACAATAATCATTAAACAGATATGTGAGCGCATAGCTAACGGCGATAGCCTAAGAAAGATATGTAGTAATAAAGATCTTCCTGATAGGGGAACTATCCTTGCATGGCTCATTGATGATGATGGCATTGCCGCCAGTATTGCGCGCGCACGCGAGGAACAGGCAGATCATTTCTTTGAAGAGATTATTGAAATTGCGGATGAATGTGGAATTAGTTGTTCCGAAGAGGTGCAAAAGGCAAAGTTAAAAATACATGCAAGGCAATGGACAATAGGCCGGCAACAGCCAAAGAAGTATGGCGATAAGCTAACCCATTCAAACGATCCATTAAATCCAATCGGTGACAAGGTAACGTTTAACGTAACGGAATTAGTGCCTAATGCTCCCAAAGCAAATTGAATTTGAAAGGCCGGCTTTATACGAAAAGCAAAGAGCCGCATTATATACCACCGCAAGATTCTGTTTTATTGAAGCATCCACAAAAGCCGGCAAAACCTTTGCTGCAATTGTTTGGCTAGTTGAACGCGCAATGGTTTATGGCTTTGAAGGTTCTAATCATTGGTGGGTTGCCCCTGTATCATCACAAGCTGAAATGGCCTTTAGAAGAATAAAGCGTTTCATTGGTGCGGAATGGTATGTTCCGCAAGGTGGTGAAGGTTACAGGCGGATATATTTTCCGCATAACGGTGCAACAATCTGGTTTAAATCCGGTGATAAACCTGATTCCAATTATGGTGAAGATGTGCATGATGCCGTTGCGGATGAAGCTTCAAGGCATAAAGAGGATTCATGGATTGCTTTAAGATCAACATTGACAGCAACCAAAGGCAATTTGCGCGCCATTGGTAACATCAAAGGAAAGAACAATTGGTTCTATAAGTTATGCCGGCAAGCGCAAGAAGGCAATGATCCGGATATGGATTATCATTCAATCAATGCTATGGATGCAGCGGCCGCCGGTGTTATTGAATGGGAAGAGATAGAACGCGCCAAAGCAATGATGCCTTTATTTAGGTTTGAAGAATTATATCTTAATAAGGCGGCGGATGATGGCGGCAATCCAATTGGTATTCAAGCCATAAGGCGCAACATGATCACGGATAGCAGTAAAGAAGATATGCTTTCTTTTGAAGATCCTGTTTGTTGGGGTTGGGATCTTGCTAAAACTGTTGATTACACCGCTGGCATTGCATTGGATGCGGCCGGAAAGGTTTGCAGATTTGAGCGTTGGCAGGGTTTAGATTGGCCGGCAACAAAGGCGCAAATCCTAGAAATAAGCGGTGATATACCAACGTTAATTGATTCAACAGGCATTGGTGATGTTATCCTTGATGATTTCCAAGCGGTTAAGGGCAATCAATATGAAGGCTTCAAGTTTAATATGACAAGCCGGCAAGCATTGTTGGAAAAACTAAAGCAAGCCATTCAAGATGATCGCATCAAATACCCGCAAGGGGTCATAGTTGATGAATTAGAAAATTTAGAGTATCATTACAATCACAACACCGGCCGCGTGCGTTATTCTGTTCCAGAGCCTTTGCATGATGATTGCGTGATGTCATTGGCGTTAGCTGTTTGGAAGTGGGATAGTTGCAAAAAAGGTGATAATATTATAATGGTAGTAGTATGAGCATATTTGATATTTTTAATAAAGCACCAGAAACAAAGGCAAGCCCTTTTGTTGATACAGCTTCAAGCACTTATAATTTTACAACACGGAACATTGAAGCCTTTTATAAAGAAGGTTACATGAAAAACAGCGTTGTTTATAAATGCGTTAATAAGGTTGCAAGAGCATGGGCAACACTTGATGTAAAAGTTTGTTACAAGGTTATGGAAGATGGCAAAGAAGTGATAAAGGATTATCCGGCAAGCCCCGCGCAAGATTTATTGAAACAACCTAATCCGAGATATTCACAAAAGAAATTTATTGAACAAGTTGCAATTGATTATCTAGTTGCCGGTGAAATGTTTTTGGCGCGTGATGATACTAAAAATGAACCTACAGAATTATGGCGTGCAGATCCACAAAAGATGCAGGTCAAAGGCGGATCAAGCCAGTTAGTTGAAAAATACGTTTATAATAATAACAAATCTTATCCGGTTACAGATAAGTTAAAAGGCACTTCAAGCATTATATTCCATTTCTTTATGGCAAATCCGTGTGATGATTGGCGTGGCCAAAGCCCTTTATGTTCCGTTGGTGATTGGGTGGATGTATTGAATGAAGCCGCATATTGGAACGCTTCATTATTGCATAACGGCGGCAATCTTTCCGGTGTTGTAGGATTGAAAGGCGCAAGCATGGAAGCGGTAAAACGTTTAAGTGAGTTGTGGAAAACAACCTATGAAGGCGCAAAGAACGCCGGCAAAACCGCAATCATTAATAGTGAGATTGATTATAAACCAATTTCAGCAACGCCAAAAGATATGGATTTTGAAAAGAGTATTAAGACAGGGGCAAGAGCAATTGCGGATGTTTATGGCGTGCCATTTCCGCTTGTATCACCTGATTCAACAACGTTTAATAATATGAGCGCAGCGTTAGAAGATTTCTATGAAGATACCGTGTTGCCTTTGGCAGATAGCTTTTATGAAGATTTTGGCAATTGGTTGTTGCCGCAATTTAAAGATTACAAAGAGAAAAAACCTTTCTTTGTTGTAGTTGAAGATTCATTGCCGGCTTTGGAAGCTAGGAATCAAAGAAAATCTAATAGAATAATTAGTGAAGTGAATGGCCGCATACTTAGTTCAAATGAAGGCCGTGAAGCATTGGGTTATGAAAGAAGGAAAGAAGATGGCGCGGATGATATTCTAGTTTCATCTTCAATAATTCCGATTGATGAAGTTAGCATTGAAGAAGCTGTTGATGAAGAAATGAAAAAACTAACATCACTTGAAAGCAAAGATGGCAAGACCAACAAAAAAGCAACGTAGCTTCCAAATTAGAGCAGATAAGCTAATGCAAAAGATTGAACGGCCTTTTGCGCGTGCAATAGCGCGTGAAAAGAACCGCTTTATCAAGCAATATGTTCGCAACTACCTGATAGGCATTAAAGATAATTTGATTGGAAGAGAGCAGCACAACAATAATATAACTGAAATTTACCGGTTCTATGTTGGAAAAACAATCCGCATATTTGGTAAAGCGCAAGAAAAGATGCTTAAAAGTGCAACCGTTCTTGAAATGAAAAAGCAAGGTGATCTATTTGATACATTCCTAGATGATTATATGCTGCAATTTGGCTTCAATAAAGCGGCAACCATTAGTGCAACAACAAACAATGATATGAAAGCGGTGTTGCGTAGGTGGTCAGATTCACCAATTACTGATAAGGAACTTGCGGCGCAATTATCCGCTGTAACTAAACTAAGCGCGGCGCGTGCTGCAACAATAGCAAGAACAGAAACCCACGCGGCCGGCCAATTTGCCTTTGGTGAAATAGGTAACTTTATAGAAGCAACACTTGATGTTGTTATGATGAAAGCTTGGATTCCATCATTGGATGAAAGGACAAGAGAAACGCACGCTGAAATGGATAGTTCAAATTATATAAGCATACACGAAGCATTTGTTGTGGGTGGTGAATCTTTAATGTATCCATCAGATCCGGCCGGAAGCCCCGAAAATGTCATCAATTGCCGGTGTGTTATGGTGCAAGAAGAAAGATAATTTAACCAGATTTGCAAGTTTTTAATCTATATGATAAAGTTTTTATATGAGTAAAAAATATTATACCCAGTTAGAGCTAAAAGAAACTTCTGATTCTGATGGCACGTTTGTTGGTTTGGCTAGTGTTTACAATGTTATTGATAATGTTGATGATATTGTTGCACCTAATGCTTTTAATGAAAGCCTAGCAACAGGCCGCAAAGTGAAGATGCTTTGGCAGCATAGACCGGATAAACCGATTGGAGTATTTACAGAGATTAAACAAGTTACAGGCGCGCTTGAAGTGCATGGCCAAATTAACTTGAAAACAAAACTTGGAAGTGAAGCATATGAACTTCTAAAGCAAGGCGCAATTGATGGGCTTTCTATAGGCTATAGAACTATTGAAAGTTCATATGATAATGATAAAGATGTTCGCACTATTATTAAAGCGGATCTATTTGAAGTTAGTGTTGTTACATTTCCGGCCAATGAAGCCGCGCTTGTAACGGCGGTAAAAGATTTTAAAGATTGGAAGCCTAAAGAAGTTGAAGCCAAATTGCGTGATGATTTTGATCTATCCCGTGAAGAGGCAAAAACCTTTATGGCCAAAGGATATTCAGCGGTTAATAAGCGTGATGTATTAGAAACCGAGAATGAAAGCCCGCGGGATGCCGGCGAAAGTGGATTGATAGAAGAAATGAAGCAAGCGGCGGATGAAGCATCCAAAGCAAGCCTTATTGCAACTCTTAAATCTCTTACTTAAAAAACTCAATTAATTTAACAATAAATGAAGGATTATCATGGATAAGAAACCAAGTGAAATAAAAACGGATAAAGATCTTGCCGGTGCTTTTGTAGAATTTAAAGATTCTATGGAACAAAGCAAAAAAGATTCTGATGTTCTAGTTGAAACTAAAATGAATAAACTAGGTGATGAGATTTCTAAGAAATTAGAAGAAAATCAAATTGCTAATGAAAAGAAAAATGCAGAGCTTGAAGCGGCCCTTAACCGCCCTTCATCAGATGCCAAAGCTGAAAGCCTAGAGTTTGAAGCAAAAGCAAATGAAGCAATGAAAGGCTTTTTCAAATCTAATGCAGATAGTTTTGAAGAGTTTGTTTCAAAATCCGGCTTAGATGAAAAATCAATGCGTGAAGCTGTTGATTCTGATGGTGGTTACATGGTTCGTTCACAGTTTGG